GGATTGATGGTACCTTTGCCTGGCACCACTGCTGATGGTTGTAATACCTGCAGTTGATTGCCTATCAATAGCACCTGATAGTTGTAAGGTGTGAATTTCTGCCTGGTGCCTAGCAGTAGATCGTTGTTGGTTATGGCTTCTATGGCGTCACCGTTGGAGTCAAATATCGAAGCCACGATTTTCTGCACTACACCCAATTTCTTTACCTTGGCCGGTGGTGATATCCAGATAGGTAGTGTGAATTGTAGCGTGGCAATGTCAATGGGATCTTCGGTGCCTTGTGGTATGGATCTTGAACTCCATGTCACCGATTCTAGTTCGCATACCGAAAGGCTGGTCCAATCCAAGAAGTTGTCTGTGCTTTGTATTTCCAACGCAGGATTGAACAGTGTCAATATCTGCTCCAAGATTTGTAGTTTCTGGTTGGTATTGGAAGTCCAAAGATCCAATCGCAGTTTCAAATTAAAAGGCACAGGCATCAAGCGTTCTATGGTAAACGCATTGCCTTGTGTGGTCTCATAACTTTGTGTATCGGTGTCCCAATAACGTTGGCGCACATTGGTCTTTTCCACATAGTAAGGCTCTTGCACACGATCACGTGCATATTCGAGATCAGTGACATAAAATGTCATCAGCGGTGTAGATGGCAGCGTTGACGCCGAATTGTTTTGTAGCACAGTCTGTGCCTGGCGGCTGGCATCACCGTAGCGTATGGGCACACGGATCAGTCCTTTTACACCCTCGTCGTTGCGACCATATTCGCACTGGAAGTTGGAAAACATCCTGGTAAACTGTAACAGGAATCGGCGTATTTGCTCGTCATAAAAGAAGCTTTGCATCAGTTATCTGCCTCGGGTTTGAGAATATTGGACAAGCCTTGGCGCTGTGGTATGGGTCCACGATCTGCAGTCTGTGTGACATTGGTGTTGTTGACAAAACCAGAACGCATGGTCTTGTTGTCTGGACCAGGAGTGAGATCGGTGCGCACATTGTCTTCGATCTTGACCCAACGAGCACCGTTGAATCGGAACAAGCGATTGGGAAAGTAGTCCAGGCGCAAGGCATAATCGCCTTGGCTGGGATTCAATGGGAACGCTATACCCGGTGTCACTGGCAGGCCGTTGGGTGCGATACCATCACCGGTCAAATAACCTGATGTGTAGCCGTCACCAGTAGGACTCACATTGCCATCGCTGACATTGGTCAGCGTGGTATCCACAGTGACTACGGTGTAGTCCGCAGTGGGGATGGAAGCAGGATCAGCAGGCGTGCCATCTGGGTTGGTGGGCACGATGTAAAACTTAACTGTGTCGTAGCCTGACAACGGAACTTCGTATTCGGCCTGTGTGAGTATGGCGTCGTTGAGTTCGTAATCTTTCTTGCGTGTGCCGATCGACTCCTGTATGGTCTCGGGAGTGTAGACTTGCCAGTAGGTAGTGTTGGTTATTTCAGTGCTGGTCGGAGTGTTCTGTATGGCACGATAATAGGTGTCACCGTAGAGCACTATGCTTCCTGACGGATAGTAATTGCCCGGATCCCAGATATTGTCTTGAGCAAAAGGTTTGTTCAGTATATCGTTGTATTCTTGAGCACCAACCAAGGGCGTGGCTTTCACTCGCCACAGGTGCGGCAACCAGGTTTGGCTGAAACCTTCTGAAGCAAATGCCGCATCCTGGATCACATAGTAGCGAGGCAGGGCTTTTGGTAGTGCTGTGTTCAGTGGATTGTAATCGCGGAGATTGGGAAATTCTAACACGTCACCCGACATCAGTTTGCGACCCATGGTATCGATCATCACGTTATAATGGAAAGTGATGAACAGGGTGTCATTGTTCAAGAACAGGCCAAACTGGCTGAGATCAAAGTCGATATCCTGCTGATTGTAAACACCGCGCATGATATAGATGTCTTGATCGTATTTTCTGTCGCGATTTTCTATCAGCAACAGATCTTCCACGAACAAGGGATTGGTATAGCTGTAGGCTGGTTGTGTGGCATCTTGTGTGCCACCAGTTTGGCTACTGCTATCGTCGCCATGTGGTTGCGGGCCCAGATACTTGTGGACGAAGATGTCCAAGCCGCCAACCTGATACATTTCGGCTATGGTTTGGTCCAAAAACTTGTAATCGTTTTGCCTGTTGGGGCGATAAAGGCTTAATCTGGGCATAGTGCTGTATTTATGGGTAGGTTGACCAGATTTTCCGAAAGTGCTAAAATACACAATGGACCTGGAAGATTGGCAAAAATTGCATGATCGTTTGGATCAAGCACATCGCAACAGCATAGGCGCCAGTATGGGCACCAGAGAATTTTATACCTGGCATCGTGCTGTGTATGAATTGCTGGCACAAGCCGATTCGGAATGGGTCAACTGTCGTCGTCGTGGACGTGGATCTTCCTTGTTTGATGATCTACTAGTCAGGGCAGAGGAAGTATTGAAAAATTTTGAAGCACATATATTGATGGCTAAACTCATGCACAAGGAGCAAAAATGAAAACTCAAACAGCACTCAAACCACTCAAGGCCCTGCACCCGAAATCTCCGGATCTCAAATACACAGGTTCCGAACCCGAATGGCGCACCCAACCCGACCCGGAAAATCGCAACAGCAAGTTGATCGCGGCCTTTACTTGGTATGGCTATCACTATGACAAAAAAACCGTCAAAGAGTTTGTGATCGATTGGTTGATCCGCAACGATCGCCAGCGGGATGCCAAAGACTTTGGTCGCGTGCCAGAAAGCACCATCGGCAACCAAGTAGGCTGGTTGTGCCGCATGAACCTCATGGGATATCAGTTCAACGAGCATGAAGAACTCACAGTAGACAATGCCATTGTTGCGCATCTGAAAAGCATTCGTGCTGTAAAAGAAGTAATCAAGACAGCGGAAAAAGAGTTGATGCGAGGTCCTACCATCCAGGATCGCCTGCGTGAAAAAGTTAGTGAATGTGCAGGAGAGTTAGAAGGCATGTTTGATGACTTTATAGTGGCCGGCGCAAAGATGTCATCGGATTTCAAACCCATCACTGTGCTTCGTGGTATGAATGTGGCACCGCAGATGGTAAACACCATTGCTGATCATTGGAAAGTCAGACTGGGTGAATTTGAAGAAGTGCTCGCAGGCCGAGATGCGCAATTGGTAGAAGGTTACAGCCCCTGGAGCAAGATCCAGATCAAAAACTTTGTAAAATTTGCCGAGCAGGTTATTGCTGACTGTGGTAGTTATGTGCAGATCAAGAAAGTCGAGCGCAAGCCTCGTGCCAAAAAAGCCGTGAGTCCAGAAAAACAAAGTGCCAAGTTCAAGTTTTTGAAAGACTTTGCTGAACTCAAACTCACATCCGAATCACCGGCCAAATTGGTTGGTGCTTCAGAAGCATGGTTGTATGATACCAAAAAACGCAAACTGGTGCATGTGGTAGCAGATACTCATGCAGGCACTGTGAGCGTAAAAGGGTCCAGTATCGTGGGTTTTGACCCTACACTGACGCAACAGAAAACCTTGAGAAAACCTGCAGAACAACTCCGGGCCTTGCTGGCCGGTGGCAAACCTGCACAGCGCAAGTATTTCAAGGAAATCAAAGCCACGGAAGTCAAGTTCAACGGGCGTGGCAATGAGAACTTGATCATACTCAAAGCCTGGTAAATACTGGGGCAAGGAGCTCCAGATGGTAGATCAAACCGCGTCAACGCTAGAAACATTAAAGCAAAATCTCATTGAATATGTGCAACTCCAGCTGGGTGATCAGATCATCGATCTTGAGTTAGATCCTGCACACTATGAAGCGGCCTATCAACGGACCATCGGCACCTATCGCCAACGAGCAGAAAATGCCTACGAAGAATGCTATATCTTCCTGCCGTTGATAGAAAACGTCAACATCTACACTTTACCGCAAGAAGTTCAAGTGGTGCGCCAAGTGTTCCGCCGCACTATTGGCAACATACAAGGCCCATACAGTTCCAGTTTTGATCCGTTCTCCAGTGCCACGCTGAACACCTATTTGTTGAACTACAGTTCTGCTGGTGGTTTGGCCACGTATGATTTCTATACCCAATATGTAGAGTTGGCCGCCAGGATGTTTGGTGGTTTCATGAACTACACCTACAACCCTGTCACCAAGCAGATACAGTTCATGCGTGATCCCAAAGGTGAAGGTGAAGTTCTTTTGCTGTGGGTCTATCAACTCAAACCCGAAATTGCTTTGCTGGCCAATATCCAGATCCAACAGTGGATCCGCGATTATATGGTAGCCGCATGCAAAATGATCATTGGCGAAGCACGTGAAAAGTTTGCCCAGATCGCCGGACCTCAGGGCGGGACCAGCCTCAATGGTGCGGCCATGAAAACCGAAGCCAAAGAAGCCATGGACATACTCATAGATGAACTCAAACGCTATGTGGATGCCAGCCAACCGCTGACTTTTGTCATTGGCTAACAACTCTCTAGCATCTAACCAAAATCTCTGTTATAATCATTGAATGGACTTGATGATTGACATAGAGGGTCTTGCGACCACACCCGACACCACCATACTGACCATAGCGGCCCAGGAGTTCAATCCCTTGGAGCGTGGCTTTTTTGGTAGAGAATTCTATGCCCGAATCACGCTGGAAAGCCAAGAAGGCCGCGCCATAGATGAAAGCACACTGCAATGGTGGGCCACCCAACCCGCAGACATCCGCGAAGAAGCCTTTGGCGAGGACAATCGCATACCTTTGCGTGAAGCCCTGGAAGGCCTGCATCGCTTGGCCTGGCATGCTAGGCATGTTTGGGCCCAAGGACCGACCTATGACATGAACATCCTAGAGCATGCTTACAAGAGTGAAAACATGGCCCTGCCCTGGAAGTTTTTCTCTGTGCGAGACAGCCGCACTCTGTTTAGTTTGGTACCCAATCTACAAAAATACCCTGCCAGCCATCATGCTCTGGAAGATTGCCGGAGGCAAATCAGGCTGTTGTGGGACTGTTTGGAATATCTCAAAGTCAAGGAGTTGGTATGATCATTGGTGTGTGCGGTTTTATCGGATCGGGCAAAGATACCATAGCGGATTATCTTGTGAACATACATCAGTTCCGTAGAGAAAGTTTCGCCAACACCCTTAAAGATGCCTGCGCGGCTGTGTTTGGGTGGGATCGCACCATGCTGGAAGGGCGCACCAAACAGGCCCGTGAATGGCGCGAACAAGTGGATGAGTGGTGGTCAAAGCGTCTAGGACAAGTGATCACACCACGGTGGGTGCTACAGTATTGGGGCACCGAAGTGTGTCGTCGTGCTTTCCACGATGATATCTGGATCGCTAGCCTTGAAAACAAACTGCGCACATCACAGGATGATGTGGTGATTTCTGACTGCAGATTCCCCAATGAGATCAGTGCTATCCGGGCCCAGGGCGGCATAGTTATCCGTGTGATCCGCGGTCCTGAACCTGCATGGTATGACGATGCAGTGGCTATGAATCGTGGACCGGAACGCAACATGCTGTGGGCCACTGCCAAGCAACGCATGGAAAATCACAACATCCATGCCAGTGAAACGGCCTGGGTAGGAACCGGATTTGATGCAGTGATAGACAACAACGGCACCATGGACCAACTGTTCCAGCAGATCACCGATCTTCTTCGAGATCTCCGCGTCGCCAAGGCAAGTCCTCTCTCATGATCTCGGCTGTGCAATTCAAGCACACGCTACGGAGATTACGCAGTTCAGAGTTGTTGAGATTACCATCTACATGATACACTAGAGTCTGAGACTGGACTTTGGCGCGAAATCCACAGCGGTCACAGATCATTTTTTTCTTGTATCCTGCCTGTTTCCATCTGGGTTCTGTTGGTTTTTGCCGACGATCTTTCCTGATGCAGTTGTCGCAACGACTACGATAGTAGATCTTATCGCCACGATGGCAATTCACGGCAGATGGTCGTTTGTTGCAGGCTTTGCACAAGGGTCTTAACATGCAGATATTTAAGCAAAACCTTAGGTAAGGGCAAGGTTAGATGGTGGTTTTGGTGTGTGCCGCTAAATATCAATAGCACTTTTAAAGGAACAGACACATGGCACTACTTAGCCCAGGCGTAGAAGTTACGATCATAGATGAATCCAACTATCTACCAGCTCCTACAAATTCAGTACCATTTATCTTGATAGCCACAGCGCAAAACAAGATCAGTGGTAGCGGTGTTGGCGTGGCTGCCGGCACCACAGAGGTCAACGCAAATCGAGTTTATTTAATCTCTAGCCAAAGAGATTTGGTCAACACATTTGGTAACCCATTCTTCTACAAAACCACAGCAGGCACACCAATCAATGGTTATGAACTCAACGAATACGGTCTGCTCGCAGCCTATTCTGTTCTAGGCATTTCCAATCGTGCATATATCCAGCGTGCCAACATTGACTTGAGCGAACTCACAGCCAGTTTGACACGCCCCACAGGTGCACCCAACAACGGTGACTACTGGTTAGATACATCGGCCACTGTCTGGGGTATCTCTGAGTGGAGTTTCACTACCAACACATTTACCAACAAGACACCCATAGTGATCACCGATGCTGATGATCTCGTTGATCCAGATGATACTACCACAGCACCGCTTGACAGCATCGGTAACATCGGTGACTATGCTGTTGTTGCTGTAAACGCCAA